TGGAGCGGAAACCGCAAAATGGAAAACTGGCATCTCGCAGGTCTTTACCTTTTCTTTTTCAAGAAAGGGAAAAGCCCGAGAATAGCCCAAGACCGAAAAGAATACCTCTAGTCTATCCCCTTAAAGGGGCTGGCCGGAGGCTTCTTCTTATCGCCATACCTAACAATTTTACTGTTGAAAGGATGGTCAAGATTAATGGTCTTGCTTACGTTCTATGATAAATTCTATCATGTTCTTCTCGATTGTTATCAATCAATAAAGGTGTTAACCGATAAGATTGAATATTCAGTTTCATGCTCACAAGTGAGTCATGAAAACTCGATTACTAACATTCAAAGAAAGAGAGTCCATGATAAAATTGGCACTCGGAAGTTTGCATACAAGAATTGGAGGGGGTGGAACCTCTATCAATTCCTCGTATGTAACATCGTGATCTTATTCGAAATCGATATCAAGTGCAGATTCTTTGACACCAGCCACCCTTTTAGGGAATGGTATGTGTTCATAAGATCTTGACACTTCGACTTCAGAATAAAGTCCCGCCGAGTGTATATCACTGCAAAGTCTAGTGACTACTAATGCAATCTCAACATAGCCCCGTTACTCTAATTGTCGTAATTTAAAACGCGTTTAGGTATCGATGGCTTGTTGGATTGTTTTATTGTATTCACGAGCGTACAACTTATTGGCATCAATTGGTTTCAAATGATCTATACAGTTGGGAGATTAAATAAATACTCCCCTATGAAGATCTAAGAGCCTTTGATTATAGAAGAACGCTGGTATATCTTGCACTCGTCCTCTGTTAGCAATCCTCGACTAACGGAAAGACTTGAGTAAGTACTCACATTAAATTTTAGCTATGCCGGTAGAGTTACCTGGATCTTAATCTATATAAAGTTCCAGACCCATACCGGGATCGTCTTCCTCTGGTTATGATGAAGCTGTTACAAATAAGTAAATCAGTCTTCTCAACCAGGATGGTGAGTCAGCGAATGCTTGCTGTCTTGATCTAAAAGGGAAATTAAAACCGCCCCATTCGTACGGTAATGAAAGCAACCAAGCTTCGTCACCCGAAGGGAGTAGTTAAGTTCCCCGAGCTGTTACTGCTAAGTTATAGTAGAAGAGAATATACATTCTACTTCTCTCTAACTCTGTTAGTTCTAGCTCTGGATCAGCAGTCCATTAAATCATGTTATGAAATTGGTCAAACTTACCAAGTGCCGGGTTAGTGTCTTCGTCTGCTTCGCGGATCGTCATCTTAGTTTCTCTACTTAGGTTTCGCATTTTAGGTGCGTCTGCTTTATAGACAATAGGACGCGAATCGCCAAGAACGATTTCATTCGGCCACCATATGGTTTCTTCACAGTAATTTCCGCCCCAAACCAATATATTTGATTTGTCGGAAATAGCTGCTGAAAGTCGTTCAGCGGCAAGAACTTGTTTATACAGGAGTGAAGGTGGTGCAAAAGTCAGGAAATCATCCCCTGCTTTCGCATCAATCTACAACTCTGTTGGTAATACAACTTCTTGACCGTTTACGACCTCAACTTGGCTTGGACTAGAAGTGACTAGAGATAAGAGCATCAAGACAGGCTTCGTGCCGGGGTCTCCCATTAGGGAGCCTCGACATGAAGTCCATTCTTCTTGATCTAATGACATAGCACTAACTCCAAGGACGAATCGGTTGTAGAATTCCGGTCCGTCGTTCCCAAAAGAGTCATCAATAGATGACTATGGGATTGTAACAATATTCTGCATTGGTACGATACGCCTCGGTGATAACAAAAGCTTAAGGGCCATTCTGAAATAGTCATTCCAGAGTGGGGTCCCATCAGGCATTGTTAAATTCGAGAGAACGCACTCACACATTTCAAACATCATCTGGTGTTCGAGATGGTCAGACGCGCATTCGTAATCGCCAAACATTGTTACCATGCCATGTGAATCGTCAATAAATTCTGGTCCTCCATCTAGGAAGGTCTAAGTTTAGAGATTGTCTTTTAATCGGGTTTTCTTACCCACATTGAAAGCAATTCTTCTGCACAAAGCCCAACCTTGATATCCAGAGGAACATCCAGCTGTTAAGACCTCCAACTTCTCAAGTAAAGAGATAAAGACATGTGCCATAGGCTAGAGGAATGTAGATAAGCACGCTTCAGTTAGCGTGACTATTCTACACTTACCTCCAGGCTCAAGCACTACGCTTCTCCTTACCTAAGGATGTCGTGGGTTCTCATCAAGAAATTATTTAGATTCACATTCATAGAAGCACCAAGCCCAAATTTAAAAGCTTTATGTATCGCCTTCCTTTCCCAAATGTTGAGAAAAGAAAAGTTCATACTAAAAGTCTAACGAACCGGCATCGTAGGACTACTCGATTTTGAT